TCAGATCCTGTGGCTTCAACTATAGACATTCGTTTCCTGAACTTAGCCCTTAGGGAATTAAGCATCTGTCCCGATTCAGTTAGGTTTGATTTACCTGGGCTTGTGTCTGAGGCTAATCGTTTTCTTCGCCTTGATTGAATGGTAGATGTTTCTAGTCTAGTTATTCTTTTCTGTGGTCCACCTGTTTTAGGAACCACTAGACCACGCTTAGTTCTTTTGAAAATAGTAGAGACAGCTAGCTTACCAGCAGGCTTTAGAAATCCAGGGCCTTCCATGAACTTAAGGCTTTTTTCTAGAGCCTTTGTGAATTTTTTTAAATCATCTGTCGCTGCCATTACCTAACCTTTTTCAACAATCCATTGAGTGCGCTCTGTGTGATTCCCAGAAAATTTCTTCCCTTCTGCACAGGTGAAGACTTTCCATATGTTCCTCTAATATTGCCATCAGCTTTCGCATTCTCTTCAGTTCCATTCGAAAACCCGACCAAGAGAGATCCTCTTGAGTGTGAAATAAGTTTAAGAGCCGATAAAGTTCTGCCCGATAATAAGATATTAACCACAGACTTTGATTTCCCGGCTGCTTTAAAATCCTTGGACTGAGTGTATCCCAGAGAATACTTTCCATCCGATGGGTTTGATTTCGTACCTTTATGTTTAGGTAAAGGCTTACCACTGGCACCAATGCCCTTATCAGTCCTAGCTCTAATAAACTTAACAACCTCATTTCCTAGCCTTACTCTTTTGCTCGGGCTCAAGGTGTCCGGTATTGGTATCTTTTGTCTCTGCCACTTCGTTGCCATTATCATCCCCATTATCGGAGTTTCTAGTTATTACGATAGTGTTCTCTTCCCTTACTTCTTGTATGAGTTTATCGATGGCTTCATCACCCATCTCAGGATTTAATCTTTTGATTCCTATCTTTCTATTCGTCAATCCCTTATCGAGTTCAATGACTACATCGCCTAATATCTCACTACGCTTAATGTTAGGGCGTTGCTCTTGAAATGAAGTCACTACCTTTGCGCTGGGAGACCACTTTAATTTAGTGTTTATTCTCTTCTGTAGTAACCATTCAGGGTGCATGTGATTAAGAAGTCTGAACCAGAAATCTGCTTCCCCGGCTTTGAAATAAGAGACCTGTTTTTGCCTGTCTTCAAAGGTATCCATTTCGTCAACTATTTTGGATATTCCGCTGGCCATGTTTTCAGGAGTTAATGCTCCCACTGAGCCAGGTCTAATGTTTTTAGATTTCAACCAAAACGCTAGTAAGCCACCTATGTATTGAAACACTGGGAGTATATCGACTTGTGGTTTGATCTGTCCAATTTCAGGTTTGTTTTTAGACTTGGGATCGCTCTTGAAATCCCAGAAAGCGTTAGGAGCCATCACAAGATTTTTATTGTCTACATCAATTCCGAAGATAATCGAAAACGCTTGCATCATCACAGCGAAGTTTAAATCACTTAACATCACTGGAAAGAGTTTAGTCATGGTCAAAATATCTGTGTCTATCAATGGAATGATATTGTGATATGACCTATTGAGATAACTCGAAGGAATCACACCAAAAGAATTCACGCCATTAGGATTAGGTTCTAACGGATCATTTAATATTTCTTGCCTGACATCCCCTTTGGAATCAACTGGTAAAAACTCGGTATCTGTGTAAACAAAAAATAATGTGCGTTCTTCTTCTCTTTTATCTCGATTGTCCTCAAGCTTTACGTTCCCCATTATCTTAATCCAGTGCGTTCGTCTCATGGGATCACTCTTATCAAGACCCATCACTAGGGACCTATCACTTGGAATAGATCTAAATTTCGGGTTGCCAGTCACCGAATCAACAAAGGGTTCCCAATGTACGGTCTTGTGCAGATTAAATAATTCGTTTCCAATATTTAATTGGGCATCGATCTGCATATGCTCTTCGTAAAACCTCAGGAGTTCTAGGTCTTGATCGTTTCCGTTTTCCACGGTTCTAATAGGGGGCTTAGTATAAATTTTAGAGAGCTTATCAACTATTTGAATCAGGATGTTAATGGGAGATATTCTGAACCTGGCTATGTTAAAACTCTTGTCACTAAGCTGGGCCTGGATATCGCGAACAATAAACTTTTTTAGTTCACCTTCATAGATCTCAAAGAGGTCGCTATTGTGCTGTAGAAGATCTTTATTTTCTTCAAAGGTTTTTAATATCTCAGGAATGTCGTCTCTCAAAGCCATGCTGTATAAATCCTAGAGTAGTATTGTTCTTTGCTTTGACCTCGTTTTATTTATGTAGTCCCACCAAATCCCGTATCCTATCGCATCTGCTTTATGTCCTAAATTATTTTTATCACTTGGGAATCTTCCGTTAAGAGCCTGGCTTGATAAATCTATGATAGTGTCTGTGCATTTGGGATCAAACTCCACTCTGTGAAAACCCTTTACGTTTTTCAAGTATCCGTTCACATGACTAACCCTGTCAACTATAGGTGGGTTTTGTCCAGGCATTTCTAATTCATAATTAAAACCGTACTCGTGCAACATCTCTTCTACATAGTGATAATCGCTGTATCCAGTTGTAGATTTACGGCTATGACCTGTGGCATCACCACGAACCTTTAAACGCCAGACCTCTTTTTTATGTTTGTGGTCTTCACAGAAAGATTTCATGGTGTCGATAGTGGACGAATCCTTAAATGAATACTCTAACTTAAAGCGATACATGTCTGGCTCTTGTTGTCCTATTATCAGAGTTGTCGGATTCACATTAAAGTCCAGGTGTAATATTACAGGATAATCATCGGATATAGGGGGTTGTTTCTTAACGTGAATATTTTCGTCAAAGTTATAGTAAGCTAGACCTTCGAAGCTCTCCCATTTAGCCATGTATTCTTGATTAAAAGATTTCTCATCTAATTCGTTTCGGGCTTCTTCGATTTCATCTGGATCTATGTAGGGGTTTTGGATTGTCATCCAGTGATGAAAATTCCAATTCTCTTTCTTTAAAGTCTCCAGATAAAAGCGGTATGCATCTGTTCCCTTACCATTGGGAGTCGTCGATACAATCGCCCCACCCCTTAGGTCTGTAAGCGAGGGCCTTATTGCTCTCCAAATTTCGCCTAAAGGTCTCTGATAAAAAGCGATCTCATCTAAATATGCTCTGTATAAACGCCTTCCTCTAGCCCTTCTTATTTTCTCAGCACCAGTTATAACTACTTGTCTACGTCCACTGAATTCGAATCTTTGCTTAGAAATTAGGCCTCTGCATTTCCATCTAAGGTCATAGAATCTCTCATCTAAATCTTCCCACATGATCTCCATGGCATCTTGATTTGTGGGACCTACATAGAAGATCTTCGAGTTCGAAGGCATTTTTGGAATGTGTTCACAGATGTCCTCAATGATCAGTTTGGTTTTCCCAGCACGGCGGCCAGCGAGAAGGTATTTAAACCTGGTCTGATCTTTCAGGACCTTTATCTGTGGCCGGTGTTTTATCATTGATAGCCCCCATTAAATTCAAGGCGTCTTCGGCATGTTTTCCGAGTCTAAATACCCCACCTTCTTTATATCTAAGATCATCAATAACTAATGTTCGATATTTATCTAAACATTCTATTGCAATACTTAATTGTCTTTCTCGTTTTTTGAGTTCACATCCTAACTTTTCTCGGTCTGTCATTCGGGAACTCCTTTCTCTAATTTGCAAACAAAGGCTTAAATATAATCTCATAAACAAAAATGGAAATTCCAAAGATCATAGACCAGTAGATTAAATACAGAGCGATTTCCATCAATTCATCTATAGGGTCTGCATTTTTCATTTATAATCCCAATTTTTCCATCATCCAGTCCCAAACTGATTCAGGCCCGACAATAAAACAGGCCAATATTAAAATCGGTATCCCAATAATTAAAGTAATGGCGATAAGAGCTCTTGCTGCTCCTGGTTTAATATCCATTATTATCTTTCCTTTTTTCAATCCTTTTTTCAATGAGTCTACATATCTCATCGTGTAGAGATTGAAAATAATCCTGACCCATCATGCTAATTTTAAAAATTATTTTAACGATTACTATCACAATTCTTGACCACATAAACATCAATGTTATCTTAAATTCCATAACCTGGATCCTTAGTAATTAGCTTCCTTAAATCTGATAACTTATAGCGATTTCTTCTACCTAATTTATAGTAAGTGACTGCTTTAGATGAAGTCATATTACGAAGTGTTTCTGGTGTGATCTTTAAGTAAAGTGCTGCCTCAATAGTAGTAAGCCATTCTGTCATTCGGGAACTCCTTTATCCGGCTCAGCTTTATTATCAGGCTCATCATCCCTCATTGATTCTGGGCGTTCATATTTCATGTCTTCTTCATCATCAGGAATAGGGTTATCAGCCCAATTACAGAGATTCTTAAGGCAGAAGATCATCATCACGTTATTGATATTTTCATCGTCCAGTGCCCTACTCACTGCCTTACGGGTGAGGGCTAGTCTGGTGTGAACCATGTTTTGTCGCCTAAACTCCGCATAGTTTAACTCAGCGCGTCGTTTTATTGTTCTCTCAATAGTGTCTGCAGATACATCAAAAAAGGCAGCAGTATCCGCTAAGGTGGGATTGAGCCTCATTAATTCTTTTAATTGCCGGAATTTCTCATCATCATCAAAAATGCATTTACCCATGATCGGGCTGCCATCGCTTATAGCCGTCTTTTCCATCGAACTCGTAATTACATTTGGGACAAGTAAGGAGTTTTATTTTAGGTTTTTCCGAGGGGTCTAATTTGAAATCTTTAATACCTAAATGATCCAAATCAAAATCAGGGCCCAAATCAGGTAATTCTGAATTCACCATGGGAAGGTCAAAATCAGCCCAAAGTGCTATAGAATTGTCAGCGATTAGATCCGCATATTCCTGGCTCTCTGTTTCATAATGCTGCAGGTCAGCAGGGACTTTCTCCCAACCGAGGAGCTTCACGGCATCCAAACGAGCATGGCCTTTTGTCATAAATCCCGAAAGGTCACTGACAACAATCGGATTCCTGAATCCCTGATATTCAATAATTTTGGCCAAGCGTTCGATTTGAGCTTTACTATGTTTATTGTTGTTTTTCGGGTGTGGGATTAAGGTAGAGACGTCCACTAGGCGTGGTTCGTTGCACCTAAAGACAGCTTCCATGTATCTCCCTCCCACTGGGATTGAGGTCGGCCTCACTGAGGTCTTCACGAGCATGAGCTTTTCAACACAGCTGCGTCAATAGAAACTTTTTCGGCTTGATTTAGAATTTACTAAAGCCTAGGGTTTAATAAGGCTAAGGGAACCCTGCGGCCCAGATACGGTGTAAAACCCGGCTCGAAGAACTCCCATAGACTTCGGTTTGTGGGTTTTTTTTATTTAATTCGTACCTTATTATGACAATAAGGACATCTTTTTGTTTTCTTTTTCAGAGTATCTCTAAGAGCATCTTCAAATATTTTAACTACTTGTAAATGTTCTTGTTTTGCTTTCTCTAATAATATTGGATCTATCCTAAATGATTTGACTGGTTTCATATCAAAACTCCTTCACAGAAATCGTCTTCAATCTCATCAACAGCAACTATTAGCAGTTTATAAGATTTCTTAATTTCTTTGTTCATAATTTCGAGTCTACATTCATCCAATATAGAGACTTGTAAATGGACGTCATTCCTAACTAAATTTATAATCCTACCTATTATAGTTTCTTTTAATTCATCTATTTTTTCTCGGTCTTTTTTTCCTATTTTCATTTTGCCTCCCTACTAAATATAGTATTACATAATGTATTACATATTGCAAGAGATATTCTCAAAATAAGACGATTTGTGGGTTTTTTTTGCCCAAAATAAAATCTAGTGAATTTTGAATATCCTATCGAGTGATATCAAATACTTACAGGATTATTCATTCATTCAAGAGCAATAATTTCTAGTGAATTAATATATTAACTTCTAGTAAGATTTAGACTAACGAAAACTGCAAGCCCTGTACCCCGGAACTTAAGAATTAGGAACCGGGGTTTTTTCTTCAATTACAGCAGCTAATAACATGGAATAATTGGCTAAATCTATTAATGTATCTTTGACAGATTCATCTTTGACTTTTAATTCTCCCTTTTCCATAAAAGAGGCTACTCGCGCCATTTTATCAGTCATACGAGTCATAATACCTACTTCGCTAGAACATAATCCAAATGATTCTACATGCCTAAAATTCTTAAATGGATCATCACCTGCACCTGTATAATCTGAATTCTTTGCAGCACAAATGACCATCATTTTATCAACAAATGCTCTAGCAAAAATCATATACTCCTGTTTATTCATTATTCACTCCCTCACTTATTTGCCGAAATTGTCAAACTATGTCATCGCTACCATAAAATGTTTTCTTTTGATTTAAATAACAATTCCCTTTAGGTCGCCATGCACAAGCAAATGTCGTGTCAATGCGATCTTCAAATGACCAGCTATAAATATCCAACGATTCGGGATCCCCCTGACCACGGCTTGGACAGTTTTTACAACACTTAATCCAACTAAACTTTGGAGTTTCAAAGCAATGAGTTGGTATGCGAATATGTAGATTTTTTACCATCATTCACTCCTTTGGATCGCCATAATTCTTCTTTATTAACTCGATTAATGCTGGTTCCCTATACGCAAAGTTATCGGGTATATCCAAACAAATTATAGAAATCTCTCTTTTTTTGACGACATCATTTTCCATTAAAACCTTAACTTGCCTTTGATCCATACATACAATTTCATCTGCCCAATAAAATAAGACGTCATCACTAGGGATTAGAGCAAATTCAGGGGTTAAACCCGCACACCTAGTATTGTAATTAAAAGGTTCTTGAGAGAGCACAAAGGCAGCAGTTGGTGACCTCAAAAGTCCAGCTGAGCATAGACACAAAACTCTCTTAAACTTTCCTTGGAATTGGTTCCTACAGTTTGCGATTCTATTCATTTTAAATTGATCCATATTCACTCCTTATCGACACTCCAAAAAACACGCCAATATTCTAAAATTTCTTTTCCCCGTTTCAACCATTGAGCATCTTTATGTTTTCTTTGTCGATGCTTTTTACGTGCTCTATATGATCTTTCTTTATTTGTGCTATGATTTTTACTCATCATTAATACCATAGTTCATATAATCAGACATGGCCTCTTCCATACAATCGTCGTGTACACAATCTTTGCATTCGAACCAAATTTCCTCATGGGTGAACTGTGTGTCAGGAGTATAATGTGTCTGTAAGTCACTCCAACTTTTAAATTTTCCACAAGTTCCGCATTGATTAACCATCCTCACCTCGCATTATGGCTATGGCGTGGTCTGCGGCTTCGCGTCTAGCATCTACATGATAAATTTCTATTACATTATACAACACCCTCAAAGCCCTCTCCATACGGTCCATGTCTGTGCGGACTGAAGAAGGGAGTTCATACCCGGCATTAATCCTAATCCTTGCTCTGATATCGTCTAGCTCTTTCATTTAATCACCTCTTAACATAAATTCTCTTAGTTAAATGCCATTTCCAACATAATCCACATCTATAGGCACGCTTTAATTTACTGTAGGACTTATCTAGCTTTAACCATTTCATCTCTTCCAATGCTTTCTTCTCGGTATCAAAGGCTCGTTTTGACAAACATTTTGATGCACAGTTAGTCATCAGTTTTAACGGGTTCATAACTATCTGAAAAAATCTGTGGCTTAATGGGATAGAATTCACCAGCGATACCTTTAATAATCCAATCACCAGGGCAAACATTATGTCCATCTTCTAATGTATCTATCCAACCATGATCATGCATAATAATTTCACATTTCTTACATTTAGACTGACCGTCTACATCAGGATGCCTATAATATCTGACTAAATCATTTTCTGGTTCTTCTGGATCATGTCCGAACCATCGAAAAGCTATTATTGATATAGGTAATTTCTTATAAAATGCGCGTTTCCCTCTGATCATATTTCCCCCTTATTGTTAGCCATTTTTTTTAAGATATAGGATCTGACCTTTACAGGACTCCGGCATATGTTTAATTTTATTTCCATAAGTCTCAACTAAATCCCATTCATCATTTTCATTTAAGATTTTACAAATACCTTTCGCTTTTGAAAAACCTTGAGCTTCAAATATTCTCCACCCAGTTCCTAAATGTGTTATGTAAAAAAGGCTAGTTTCTGATTCAGCCTTACTAAAAGACATACCACTAGTATGCATTCCGTGAATTCCGAAACCATCTACAATACGACCGAAGACTTCTACCTTATCTCCATCGGGAGGGATTGCTATTTCAAATTTTTCTAATATTATTTCAGTGATGCTCATTTTTCCGCTGCCTTTAAAGCCGCAACACAAATATGAACGGGCTGAATATAAAGAATCCATTCCTCTTCGGGGATATAAAAACAAGTGAGGTCATTACCTAATCTCATCTGTTGGTCTAATGACTGAATAAAAATACGTCTCTTAATTGGGCCCATCTTTTTTACTTTGTCTCTGACTTCAAAAGCATATACCCATGAAGTGGAGTAGTGTTTAAGAGGTGACGCCGTCTGATTATTTTGTTTAACATGCTTTCGAAAGGTAATATGTGGTACAGGCTGTCCATGGGAATTTCTCCACAACCGGAAATAAATCAAGCCCATCACATGCTCTGTAACTGATGCATCCATTTCGCGACTTGCTTTCACTAATCACCTCTAAAACCGAAGACTAAAACCACTAGTACCAGACTCATCATTATCATTAAAATCCAGATGTCTTCACTCACCCTAAATCTTCTCCACAATCTTTACATTGCATGTCTGGATCAAAACCAGATGTAAACCAAATAGGACCTTTGGGATGACCTTTAATTCTGCACCATATACATATTACTTTTTCAATAAAACTTGCATCATCCATTCCGCTATAACGATTAAAAGTAAATAGATATTTATACCACCAATAATTAAACCATTTCATCCACTTAAAATACATTTATTACTTCCTCTTAGTAATCCTTCTGCGACTAGTCTTAGTTTTCTTCTTAGACTTCTTTGCACTAAATGTTTTTGTTTTAGATCCGGTCTTATTCTTCTTTTTCCGTAGTATTATATGTCCACTCATTTTCTTCTCCTTTTGTTATAATGATTTTTTCCAATAATTTTTCCAATATCGCCATCTATTTATATCAATCAAAAAAGGGCCAATCGCAATTGATATAAAAGTGGGGTCTGCCCCATCAAAATCAATTATAAATCCTAACCCGAACATTTTTTCTATTGATATTTCAAGACCTTTAAATGTTTCCATATTACCCCTTAATCAGGCGAGGCCCACTATCACTGACATAGTTCGGACATGTGATGGCTTTACGAATACTGGATATGATCCGGTCAATGCACATTTACTCGCCTAATTTATAATCTGTATTTATTTTCCAATGAACTTGTTCCTGTTTTGCCTGTTTTTAGTTTTAATTGAATGCTTTGGATTCTTAATCCTATTGGTTTCTTTAACTTTAGCCTTAGCTCTTTTTCTTCTCTTCTCTGGACTCATTTATGTTTAATTTTCCATGCGTCAATGTATCGATAAAGAGTTGCTCTACCAATACCTAGTCTTTCAGCAGTAAGTTTTCTATGACCATTACTTATTCTGAGCACGTATAACACATGCTCTTTCACAATTTCTTTTATAGTTTTAACAGTCATTTTTCCTTAACTTTACCCTATAGGCTGTACAGGAGGAGTTGGAGGAGGAACTGGTCCCGGAACTGCTTCTTGAGATGGAGGCGCATCATCTGGTGTTTGTGGATGTGTACCCGCTGTTGGAATCGTATCACCTCCCTGTAGTGTTTTTGGAGGCGTACCTGCTGGTGGTGCTTGTGGCGCACTAGTTGGTGTTTGTGCAATAGCAGCTTTAGGGCCGTCAACTTCGGTGGACTCACCACCATTCATATCCGAAATGCTTGGCCTAACCTTAAATTTATCGGCATTCTTTCCACCATTGTCTTGGTATTCCCATAGGAATTTTGCTCGGGCATCAGCATCTGGTTTGGTTGCGAAAAATTCAGTTCTCAACTCTGTATGGTTGTCGCATCGATACTCCAACTTAAACTTGGCATCTTTTTTTTCTACAAAAGTGTAGTCTTTTTTTTCTGTCATGATTTCTCCCTTTATTGTTGTTAATAAAATCTATAAAGTTCCAATAAATAATAAGTCATAAATCCTAGCAAACATCACGAACTGATTCATGTTTAAAATAGTGTCTTCACCTTTTCCCTCTAACTTTACAATCCAAAGCCCGTCGGCATCATCTTTCCATATAAATTCTGATTCAATTAAAAAAAACTCATGGTTAGTTATCGAATAGACTATAGTCGGCTTCTTAAATTCCATGCCCTAATACTAAACGCTATGGATAGAAATACCTATTACCTCCCAAAGGAACTGGTTTATTGTCTATGTGAGTATAATTAATTGTCTCATCTAAAATTTCCATTCTTAGGCCATAAGCTTCAAGGTGTGGTTCTAAAGTTTTTCTGACTTCATGACCTGGAATATCTTCAACCTCAAAGTCCAGTCCCCCGCCTTCGATATGCCATGAAAATTCGGCTCCATTAATAAATTCATTGTAAGGGGCAAGTCTAAGCCATGACTTCACAATTATTCTTTTATCTCCAAAAAGAGAGCGAACCTTTTCACCTTTTTCTGCAATATCTATAATATTTTTTGTTTCATAAGCTCTCGGGAAAATGAATCTATCCCATTGCCGTAAAAGAAGGGCTTCTTTCCACTTGAAATTAGGCGTGATGTTGTCTTCCAGATTTATGATCATGTCTCGATTCAAGACTATTTCGGAGTGGGAGTCAATGGTGTAAGACCTAATTCTTTTAAGCGTTGCTTAGAAATAATGGCAGTACACCCATCTGGGAGATGTAGGATCTCACTTAGATTAGTAATACTGACCTTTTCAGCTAGGCCCCTAGTTTTTAACCACTCAGTCTTTTGTGCTTTAAGCATCGGGATATCCCATTCACATTTCTCCTCATCGATATAATACTCTTCATGTTTAGGACCATAAATAACTTGGTTACCATCTCTGTCATAATGGAAATTAGATCTAAACAATCTCACTTCTCAAGTTCTCGAATCCTTTCCACTAGTTTAGCAATTATTGCATCTTTGAAATCAATACCATTCTTAGCTTCAAAATCGTAAATACCTGTATTATGTAAATCCATGTGTTGACTATGTATCAAAGGAACAGTGGTGTAATCATTTAATCCCTGAGATTTCCTAATAACGTGATGGGCATCGACTCCATATATTCCTGTCACGATACATGGCTGAGATCTAATCCATTCCAAATGCTTTTTGGAATCTAATATAACAGGTTTTGAGAGCCGACCAAATGGTGTTAACTTAGGACTAAAATAGCGATCTAATACCATTTTAATACGATTATCCTAAAGGCTTGCATTACTTCCGACATAAATTCAAAGTAACTAGCGTGTTCTGTCATAGAGAAGAAACCAAATGTTGTATATAAAGCTCCTAATATAAAACCGAAGAAAAAGTTATTCATCTCTTAACTGGATATAGGCATTTAGTCTTAGCGAAGTTACAAACCTTTTGCTTTTTTATGGCCTCATCGATTACACTTTCTCTTCCCATTTCGTACATTGTGGGTCCTACTATAAAACTTGTGACTATTATAAAAGCGAAAATCATAAGATCCCCCTATGAAAATACCTAAAACTAAAGCACCAATACTTACAGCTAAGTGAGGTAAAAATATATAAGTCGGCCATAATCCGTTTATCCAATGCAAGTAAAACTCAGTCATACCTTGTGAATCAATGGAACTTTCTTCCTCAATTCCTCGTCTAAATCTTTGATATATTTTCTCGTAGAAAGAATAAATAAACCTGAGGCATCAAAAGCTTTGTTCATCTTTTTTGCATCGGGTAAGTCAAAATATTTTGGATTCATAAACATGGAAATGTAAATCTGAGTCGCGAATTCGACTTTCTCTTTTGCTAGACCTATTTGCCTGACTCTTTCAATCTCTTCTGGTTTTGGTGGTGCTGTTCTTTTTGTTCCTAAATCATCTAATTCACTCATTTAGCTTCCTTCTCTGAATATCCTAAAATTATTTTCTTTTTAATACATGATTTTAAAACTGCGATTGTATCTGAACAGTCCCAAGTATTGTCTCTTTTTACACAACAACTTAATGATAGAAATAAAGATTCTTTTGTTTCATGGACTAAAAAGCCTACACTTTGGCACAATAAATAAGAACGTGTTTCACTAAAATCAGCATTAGACCAACTGTCGCTTAATGAGTAATGGTCTTTCCATTGCACATAAAGAATCTTATAGTTTTTCAAGTTATTTATTCTCCTTTGACCAGACTATTATCGTGGCCGAATATTCCTTGTTCACATCTGTACTTATGTTCTCAAAATTTATGTTTTTTGCATCTGGTTTGTGTTTGTTGCAAAAATCACATTTTCCCATTACATTCTGGCTCATCCCTTAATCCCCTCGGCTTCATTGGGGATGTGATCCAAAGCAGATCCTACTTCAGATTGGTATTTTTCATTAATGCGAGCCATGAATGAATCCAAATGGCTTTGAGGGAAAATGGTATGTTCTCCTTTGGATTTATCTTTCCACTCTGGACAGTAATACATGTATTCATTATGTTTTTCGTTTATTTTCCCAGATAGGATTAGAGTGGTAAAACACAATTCACAGGGAGCAGTAGTTGAATCTGATTTGGGTTTTTTAGGAAGTTTGGTCATGTTAAGTTTAGGAGCTACCCAATTATAATATGTTTCTTTGCCAGTATCTTTATTTTTTATTTTGGCCTGCTGTGCTCCTGATTTATTGTCTACAAACTCAGCGAATGTAGTTGGGGTGTTATATAGATATCGACCCATACCCCATTTGACTGCACATCTTACCAAGGCTTTTGAAATTCCACCCTTAAAGGCTTCGACTTTTGTTTCTCCTGAGCCATCGCTTTTTGAAATCCATTGTTCTTCTATCCATATAGAAATAGTACAAAGACATCCGCTGTCAGCCATAACATAACTGTCCTGCCAACCATG